CAAAGTTTGATAGAGGCTAGTGCGAGTCTTTTTATTACTTTTTGATCGAATTTCTATGGGACGGTCTGTGTGTTTTTTCAATTCGTCCACAATATACTTGGTCCAAGATTTTGGTTCCACATGCATGATACTAGCAGCGAATTCACCAGGTTCTACTATCAATATTTTTTTGCCGGTCTTACACCAAGGTCTAGGAAACTTTGTAAAGTTTTTTAATCTATCCGTGGGTGCAACAAATTGATTATTAAAGTGCAGATGATTTCTTGTGAGCCTATGCCACTTTTTATTAGATTCAATAAAATTTGTATATCCACTGTCTATGAACCAAAACGGAAGATTGTTGTCAATTTTATCTACAATAATATTTTCATTGCCTACTGTGTTTCTCAACAAGCAATCTTCTCTACTGTCTATGAAATTTTTCCGTCGAATCATAGTTGCATTGGGATCTATTTGTTGCCCAACAGTTTTGATAAAATATTGTTGATCACTATTCATGTAGGCGTCAATAACAGTGTCGACACCTAATTTTTCTATTACATATTCTGCCCGTTTATGTATTTGACCAAAATAATTTCTTCTGTAATTTCCTAGAACTGTGTTGACTTTTCTGCGCCATTCTTCAGCATCTGCGGAAACTCCTCTCAATAGTTTTTCTTTAAACTTATCACGGAATTTTTCAATATCAAATTTATGATGATCTCTTTTTTCAATGATAAACCTTATAGCGTTTGCAGTGTTTACTTCATTTAACTCTATGTGTGAGCAATAATCTTTTAGATCTATTAGACTTATAAGATAGTGTGCAAGTTCTTTATCGTTTACTAGTAATTTCATTGATTTAATAGTTTCCATGCTGTGCCGTTGCTAATTTCATCGGCTGTGAATTGACCGTAGGCGAGACTACGGCAGTGTTTTAATACCAACTTTTCATTAGGATAATACGGTGTAGTAATTTTTGTAAGATCAGTTGATGCTAGGGGAGTAGCTGCACACGGCACTGTAACAAATGCAGGAACACCATATGCAATAGATTCTATAGCTGCAATACTGTTAAATGCCACTGTGGCAAATATTCCCGAGTCTAACACATCATAGATTGAATTACTATGTCTCTGTGATCTTGACCCTTTGTGCTTTACAACTATGGGCATATCTGTGTGTTGTTTAATTGTTGCTACTGTAGTATCCCACCATTCCTGCATGTTATAACCAAAATAATCGCAGGATTTGGGATTAGATAAAATCAACAGTATCTTGTTTCCTTTGGTTTTCCACCCTGGCCAACTAAGTCTTGGATCACTACGGATTAGAGATTCCCAGCGATCTTTTGGCCTATCTTCTATTATTGATTTTTGTAATTCGTTTTTAACTATTCTATGATAAAGTTTTTTACCTCCTGGATTACCGACACTTTGAAAATTTCCGAAATAGCCTGTATCCATGTAATAGAAATCTTGTTGTTCTCTTACACATGCATGTATGTGTTTTCGTTTTATTATTCCTCGAAATATAGCAGGTCGAGGTTCGGCAATGGTATGCGCAAATGCAGATTCCCAAGATTCATCTTCATCCATGTTGTAGCATCTCCATAGCTTTGCCATTCCGCAATTCGCTGTTATGAAACTGACCGTAAGACAAATGGCATGCCCATTGATATCGTTCATCATCATCCGGGTATCGTGGTGTTTCTATTAGGCTAAGATCTTGCAAGCCCATCGGTGCCGCTGCATTTGTAGGTGCTAATGTAAAAACTGGTATACCGTAAAACACAGATTCTGTGGCTGCTACACTGTTAAAAGTTACTAAGGCAAATACGTCATCATCTAGTGCTTGTTGCAGAGTACTGGTAATCATTCTATCTTGTCTTTTAGCAGCGCGATCTCTGATTTCTATTGGACGATCTGTATGTTGTTTAATCGTCGATACTACATGATTCAACCATGTCTGCATATCATAGTCGTAAAATCTCATCGGTTTATCATCGGGCTTGGCAACTAATATTTTCCTACCAGATTTTTTCCATGCATGTATTTTTTTATTAAAATGCCGGAACCGGTCATCGGGTCGTTTTATCACTGTGTTATGTTGTAAATCGTTTTTTACTATGCGATGCCAATACTTCCAGCCATTGGGGTTAGAATCTGTGATTTCGTTACCGAAATAGCCGGTGTCCATATAATAGAAATCACGTCGATCTTTCCAACACTGATGAATTATTTTCTTTTTTAGTATGCCTCTTAGCACAACCGGATCTGTGTTGCGATCATATTTAAAATCGTCAGTTGATGTAATCTTAGTGTTGCACCCCTGTGCAAACATATTGATATACGGGTCCTGTCCGTCTTTGCTGAGAAATATCATTTCAACATCTCCCGAAGATATTGCTTCCAGACCTTATGATAATCACAGCGTCTATATTCTTTAAACCAAGGTCCGCCCTCGGTGTAATGTATAGCTTTTGGCACACCATCTTGTGGTTCTTGATACCATCCTGCCAGCCAATTCCACTCTGGATTCAGAGAACCTATTTCTGTGTCAGCTAGCCATTGGAATCTATGTAAGTATTGACCTGTTTGTGAATTTACTACATCCGGAGTAATTTGTCGATTAGACGGATGACCGCAGTTCCACAGAATCATTGAACTCCAATTTTTTCTAGGATATGGTAATTGTTTGCAGCCATCCATCTTAATACCTTCTTTAGGAGTATAGTCATGCTTGACTACCATTACAGCATATTGATCATCTGCCTGATCAAAGAGTTTTTTAACATCGTCAACAAATACAACGTCACAGTCTACAAACACAGCCCAACCTTTATAATCTGCAAGATACGGTACAAGAAATCTTGTGAATGTGAATTCTGTTGAACTGAGAGGATCGATAGTTCGAGTATAGATTCCACCGTCGCGAAGTTCACGCTGCTTTAATGCCAACACTTCTGCGTTCGATTGGTGTTTCTGTATACTATGTTCGCAAACTTGATAGGCAATATCTTCTCGAATATCGTAGCCCACAAATACTTTCATAGTCTTTCTATATCCTCTTCTACACAGGAATTACCATACTGTATTTCGATCACTCGTAATGGTTGGTCAGTTTCATTACATAACTTATGCCATTGAGTACGATTTATATGAACGTGCTGATGTTGAGTATATTCTCCTAACAGATCCATATCTGTACTTTGATCTATAGTATAGACTGTAGCTGTGCCTTCGGCCACAAACCAATGTTCTGCTCGGTCTTGATGTCGTTGCATACTGAGGCAGGTCTTGGGATTGACTGTGAGTTCTTTGAGTTTAACATGATTACCGACTTCATGCAGCACTCGATAATATCCCCACGCTCGTTCAGTCTTAGGTGCCTTCCATTCTTGTAATATCCACGAACTAGAATTCTTTTTATCTTCTCCACCTACTCCAAATACAAAATCTAAATGAAGCATTTCTTCAAGTAAGTCCATCTCTGGAATGTTTTCTTTTGTTCTATCTCCGCCGTTGGCAAAGATGATCTGAGCTTGTGGATTAAGTGCTCTAACTTTTCTAATAGCATCCTTGGCACTGTTATCGCTGTCATCAAAGTTAATAACTCGAACAACATTCTGAAGTTCTGCAATGATAGTTGCACGTTCTTCCCAGGGCATGAATTCTTGCCCTTTTTTTCGACGTAGCCATTCGTCGGAATTTAAGCCTATAATTAACGAATCGCCGAGTTCTCTAGCTGCGTTGATGTAGGCAATATGCCCGGAGTGAAGAGGATCAAATCCCCCGGTGATTAAAACAATCTTTTTCATGCAGATATTTATCTGCGTACATTATGAAACTGTTCAAAGAGTGGCGTCTTCTAATCCAGCGGTACGCAGTTTAACAATATTACTCAACTGCCATTGTTTGATATCTAAGGCTTTGATAATACCTAACCATTTGTTACGGAGTAGAGCAAAGTCGTTAATGATCTTTTCAAAATCTACAACGTCAGCTTCGCCTTCCACAAACTTTTCACAGTCTCTAGAGCTTAACTGACGTTGATAATTTTCAAGATATTTACGAAAGTGTTGACTACGAAGTCTACGCAGTTCGATGTTGAGATATTCTAAAATACCTTCAATTTCTTGAAGTTGATTAAATCGGTTTTCAACAATGCCGGGCATTTGCGCAGAGGCCTTCTCGATGTTACCCGCTACACGGACATCTTGTTTTGCTTGAATTAATTCAGCTTCATAATAGGCCACAGCATCTGGGATGTTACTAATATCCTTTGAAACTCGATCATACCAATTCATTTATTCCTCTTCATCGTAGCTGTCGTTGTCTTCTTCGATGTCTTCACCGTCAATAGCATACGCAATAGCATTGTCAAGATAGGGATCAACACCTTGAAGAGCATCTAACACAGTGTCTTTGATACCATAATCCAACAAGGTATTTACAAAATCGCTGGCTACATCTGCTCTTTGTTTTTCAGGAATATGTCCAATTACTACATGCCATAGGTCAGCAATCAAATCCTCTTTCATTCAACTTCCTCCAAGTCTGGTCCAACTGTAGTAGTTATCTCAGAAGTGGAGATTTCGCCATGTTTTGAAATATCTTCCATGGCAATGTCTAACCCGTCTTTCTCATTGCGTTCCCATGCCTTGCGGAACTGCTTGATGATCTCACCGTCTTTGGTAGTGTATACAAGGCTGTTTCCTTCTTTTTTGAGCATGCCTTTGGCTTCGAACAGGTCGACTAATCCACTATATGGACTCATACCTGTTTCATAAGGAATCTCAACCTGTACACTTTCAAACGGCTTTGCATAACGAGTTTTCATGATCTTACAAGCTGCACGGATACCTTGTACAGTTGTAGTCTTATTGCCGTCTGCATCAAGTTTCAATTTCAATTTACGCATAGCAACTACAATCGAACTTGCGTAGATAAAACCTTGACCACCTGAGATCTTGTCATCCGGGTCAAACATATCCTGACTTGCGTATGTGTGATTAGTTGCTACTAGACCAATACCTAGACTACCAAACATGTTTACACAGTTACGAACCAGTGCTGTAAGTGCTTTAGGTTTACGACCCATGTCGCCTTTTAAATCGCCTGCTTGAAACTGGTTAACATCGGTAGGAGTCAGTAACATTCCAAGACTGTCGATAATGAACAATACTTTAGGACGCTCGTCTTCTGGCATTGTTTTGTATTCTGCAACAAATTCTGTAATAGTCTTTGCCACATCGTCAATCATAGCCATATTAAGTTTCAACAACTTGTCTGGGCTTGTGTCAACATCAAGTGCATGTAACCATTTTTCGTCGAGTGCGTTTTCTGTATCGATTAAGATTGGAAAGATGCCTTGTGCTTGTGCATTCTTGACCAAGTTACCTGAACAGATAAATGATTTACCTGCACCACTTTCGCCAGCAAACACAGTTACCTTGCCTAGTGGGATACCTCGCTTGAAGTCACCGCTGATAAGATAATTTAATGCGTAGTTGTTTGTGCTGACCCAGTCTGTGGGATCGTTGAAGCCAATACTCAACCCATCAATAGATTTAGTAATTGACTTTCTAAATTTAGAAATATCAAATGCTTTGGCCATATTAGTTGTCCAGATCCATTGCGTTGTATTCTTTGATTAACGCAATTAATTCTTCTTCAGTATTGCAAAGAGTTTTGGTATTTTTCCAATCTTCTTTTTTATCTCGTCCACCAATTTCTACCATCCAACCGTTGTCGTAACGATTGATACTGATGTTTTCATTTACTTTTGATAATTTAGTTAGTTTTGCCATATTTTTCTCCGGAGATATGAAAGAGAGTGCGAGACTTGCTCGCACTGCTCTAGTTTAGCCTTATTGCTTTTGACGATTGCGAATCATGGCAAGAATGTCTTGCGCACGACTAGCAGATTCATTATTGGCTGCTGGTTCTGAAACTGGTTTTGCAGTTTCTTGTTTAGCCACTGGAGCTGGCTCATCATCTGCGTCGGCTGCAGGAGAGGCTGCAGGAGAGGCTGCGGCTGCTGCTGGTCTATTAGGATCGCCTGTTGCTTGACCCATACCTGCTGGTTTGAAGTATTGACCCCAACGATCCATGTCATATGCTTCGCCATC